ACTTCGTAGCGTGGGGCGAGGCTGCATCTGGAGACTTAACAATTGATCCAGGTCTTTGGTCTATCGATAACTTTGGCAGTAAAATTATTGCACTTATACACAACGCACAAGTTTTTGAGTGGAATGCAGATGCATCAAACGCTACGGCAACAAGAGCTACAATTATCTCTGGAGCGCCAACAGCATCGAGAGACATGATTGTATCTACGCCGGATAGACACTTAGTATTTTTTGGAACTGAAACAACGATCGGTTCACCAACCACACAAGATCAAATGTTTATTAGATTCTCAAACCAAGAGGATATTAATACTTACACACCTACAGCAACCAACACTGCTGGTACACAGAGACTGGCCGACGGTTCTAGAATTATGGGAGCGGTTAGAGGTCGTGATGCGATCTATGTTTGGACAGACACTGCTTTATTTACACAAAGATTTATTGGTCCACCATTTACATTTGGTTTTGCACAGGTAGGTACAAACTGTGGATTGATAGGACAGAACGCAGCTGTTGAAGTAGACGGCGCTGCATACTGGTTTTCAGAAAATGGCTTCTTTAAATATGCTGGTGCGCTTCAATCATTACCATGTTTAGTAGAAGATTTTGTTTTTGATGATTTGAATACAACAGCTAATCAACTTATCAACGCTGGATTAAATAATTTGTTTGGAGAGATTAATTGGTTTTATGCTTCTTCAGGATCTACTGTTATAAATAGAGTTGTAACTTACAATTATTTTGAATCAACACCGCAAAGACCAATATGGACAACAGGCACGTTAGATAGAACAACGTGGCAAGACTCTGCTGTTTTTGGTAAACCTCATGCTACAGACTATGATGCTGACTCCAACAACTCTTACGACGTCGTGGGTAATACAGATGGTTGTACAATATATTACGAACACGAAACTGGCACAGATCAAGTTACATCCACAGCAACAACAGCTGTAACCTCAAACATACAGTCTGGAGACTTTGATATAAGTCAAGGTGGTGATGGTGAGTTCTTTGCAAAGATTAGAAGATTTATCCCTGACTTTTTATCACAAACAGGTAACACACAAATAACATTAAATTTAAGGAATTTTCCAAATAACACAGAAGCAAGTTCAGCTCTTGGTCCTTTTACAATTACTTCATCAACAGAAAAAGTTGATACGAGAGCTAGAGCAAGAGCAGTGTCTTTAAAAGTTGCAAATACAGCTGCAGCGCAAAGTTGGAAACTTGGTGGATTTAGATTAGATATACAACCAGATGGAAGAAGATAATGGCAAAGATAGTACAAGTATTAACAAGACCTAGTAAAGAATATAGACAAGACGTAGCTGATGCACAAGTTAGAGATCTTGATGCCATTGTGCAAAAATTAAATACAACATATCAACAAGAATTAAAGGATGAGGTAGAAGCTGAAAACTTCTTTTTAAATTAATGTCAAATAGTTTCGTAAACGCAAAAGTAGATCTAACATCAACAGACAACACCACGCTATATACAACACCAACGGCAAACGTATCTTTGGTTAAATCTTTATTAGTATCTAATGACTCAGGATCTAGCTGTAATCTTGATGTTACATTAACTGATTCTTCTGGTAACGTCTTTAGTTTATTTAAGACAAAAGCCGTAGCATCTAATACAACAACCGAACTTTTAACTCATCCTCTTGTGGTAGAAGAAAGTGAGATATTAAAGGTACAAGCTAGTGACGCGAATGAGCTGCACGTTATAGCTTCTATATTACAAATACAGCCAAGAGAGGTAACTACATAATGTTAGAAATAAAACCAAAAGAAATAATAGAGACTATATCTAATTTAAAAACTGGCGAAATATATAAAGATGATAAGGAATGGAAGGCAAAAGGAGTGCCAGAAAAGGACATTCGAAGAGATCTTAAACTAATTATGCCAAGTCTTGATTTATTCTCAAAAACCAAGTAGATTGAGGATTACAGGATATCAAAGCCTGCCAATAAGGATTTAATTAAATTATGCCAATAACACGAGGACAGATGAAAAGACAATTATACATGCGCGGTGGCATTATGGATATCGTGCCTAGAGAACAAGCTTTACTAGGCGGTATTAAAAAAGCCGCTAAAAAAGCTGTTAAAGGCGTAAAGAAGATTGCAAAATCTCCGATAGGTAAAGCTGCATTATTATATGCAGGCACAGCAGGACTTGGAGCTTTAGGCGCAAAACTTGGAAGCGGAGTTACTGGATCTGGTTTTGGATTATTGAAACCAGGTAATGTTTTAGCTAATCTAGGAGCATCAAAAGCTTTTCTAGCAGATAAATTTTTAGGACCACAAATGGTAGATACTGGAGGTGAAGTTTTTAGAAAAGGCACTCCATTTTCAAAATTTCTAGGTATAGGTGATGGTAAAATGGGCAACATAGGTAAACTAGCAACATTAGGTGTGGTATCTACTTTTTTAACAAAAACACTTGGTATGCCAGAAGAACAAGCTGAAGCAGAATTAGCTAGAGATCCATCAAAATATTTAGAACTATATTATAGAAATTTGAATCCAAACGCAACAGAAGAAGAAGTAATAGAATTTGTTACAACAAACACATCTGAGTATGCTGCAGGTGGTAGAGTAGGTTTTGCAAACGGAGATGAGGTTATAGAAGAAGAGGGATTACCAATGTTAAGAACTATGCCAGAGTTTAAAGGTGATGAAGTTAGACCAGTAGATATGATGATGGCAGGTCCAGTATTACCACCAGATCCAACACAACCTGTAAATCCTTTTGGACCAAAACCAGGAGACTTTGGTATTGAAGAAGACATACCAATAAAAATGGCATCTAATCTAGAGAACGATAAAATATTAGAAGCTCTGTTTGAAAAATATTTAGACATGGGATTATCTCCAAAAGATGCTGCAAAAGCAGCACAAGAAGAATTTGATAGAATGAGTAAAAGAAAAATGGAATCAACAAGAGGTGTAGCCGCTTTAGGTGGTAGAATAGGTTTTGATGAAGGAACTGATGAAAAAATTAAAATGATAAAAGATATGCTTTCAAGAGGAGCAGACGATGATACGATTATGACTATCACTGGAGCATCACAAGCAGAAATTGATCAAATTAAAAATTCTAAGGCTATGGGTGGTAGAATGGGTTTTGATAAAGGCACAAAGAAAAGAGGATTACAATCACTTATGGAAGAGGAACAAAGATTACCCTCAATATTAGATGAACTTGACGATGACTATGGTGACAAGATTGTAATTTTAACTTACGATAAATTTGGTAGAAGCCAGTTAAAACTGGTGCCAAAATCTGAAGCAATGCCGGAAGGAGCTGTAGACATTCCTAGAAGAGGGAAAGCCAAAGGCGATACTGCAAGCATGAATGCCATGCAAGCGGCGGGCGTCGAGGGACTACCTGTTAGACAAAATCCAAAAGGTGTTAAGGAGCTAGATCTTAGAAAAACTGGTGGATTTATACCACCTGTTGGTATAAAAGAAAAAGCAGATGATATCCCAGCGATGTTATCTAATAATGAGTTTGTATTTACAGCAGATGCTGTTAGAGGTGCTGGTGGCGGAGACGTTAATTTAGGAGCACAAAGAATGTACGACACTATGAAAAGATTAGAAGCAGGAGGAAAAGCATAATGGCTGAAGTAGTAAGAACAGCCCCAGCAGAGTTTATAGAAGCGGGTGCAAAAACATTTTTAGACGATCTAACAAAAGCGATAGGCACATTTAAAACCACAGATCTCTCTACTATTATGGGTCCACAGTTTGTTGCTGGACCTGGTGCATTAACAACACAAGCAGAAGCATTAGCTCCTGGTCTTGGTGGCTTTCAACCTTTCTTACAACAAGCACAACAATTAAGAGGCCCTACTGCTTTTCAAGCATACATGTCTCCTTTTCAACAAGATGTTATTGACACCACACTGGCAGAGTTTGATAGGCAAGCAGCAAAAGGTTTACCTGCGTTAGCAGCTCAAGCTGTCGGCGCTGGAGCTTTTGGTGGAGGACGAGAAGGTGTACAAAGAGCAGAATTTCAAGCGCAATCAGATAGAAACAGAGCAGCGTTACAAGCCCAACTATTAAGTCAAGGATTTGCACAGGCACAAAATTTAGCAGCTGCAGACTTTGGAAGAAATTTACAATTAGCACAACAAACACCTGCATTGCTAGGTCAACAGATCTCTGCACTAACAGGTTTAGGCGCGCAGCAAGCAGCGAGAGCACAACAAGATTTAACAGCCAGACAACAACTTGCATCAAGACAAGCGTTACAACCATTAGAAGCAGCGCAACAATTTGGTTCTGGTGTTACACAATTAATCGCCGGATATCCTGGTAGAGAAAACATTTTACCACCTGCAGCTACACCATCACCATTAGCTACAGGACTTGGAACAGCATCAACACTAGCTGGTATTTACAGATTAATTAATCCACAACAACAACAAATTAAGCTAGTACAATAATGAGTGTAACTTTAAAAAGACCAATGTTTAGAAAAGGCGGAGAAGTCATGGAAGGTATTATGACTGGTATCAAGCCTAGAAAAATGTTTTCTCTTGGAACAGAGGATCAAACTATAGTAGATGACGTAAGACGTAGAATGAATTTAATTGATGTTGTAGCTGGTGGAGGAAGTGCTATAACAGATCCATTAACACAGTTTTTATTACAGACAGGTCAAAATTTAATAGGTGGTGAATCAGCGGGTGGCACTAAATTACAAGAAATTGTGGGTGCAACTAAAAAACCTTTAGCCTCTTCTATTAAAGCTCAACAATTAAAAGACGCACAAAACAGAAAATTAGCTACAGCTTTAATATCTAAAACAGGTGCAGGCAATTTTGATAAAGCGTTTAGAGAATATGGTCAGTATATGATAAATCCTAAAACAGGGAAAGCATACACTAAAGAAGAGTTTA